CCTCGATGAGCGCGTTGGTGTCGACGCCCTGGGCCTTCAGCGCGTCGCGCAGGACCTCGGCGGAGACGGTCTGCTCGGTGCCGTCCTTCAGGCGCAGGCGGCCCTGGCCGGTGCCGTCCTCGATGGCCTGGGCCAGCTGGTCGGTCAGCGCGTTCTCGGAGAAGTCCTTGGCGAGCTCGCTCGGCTGCAGCAGCGGCGGCAGGTCGGTGGTGTCGGCCGGCGAGGTGTCGAGGGCGTAGGCGCCCTCCGGCATGTCGAAGGCGGAGTTCGGGGCCTCGGTCTTGGCCTTGGTGGCGGCGCCGTCCGGCTCGTGGCGGTGGAGCTCGACGGTGTGCAGGACGCGGCCGTTCGGCAGCGTCTGAGTGTTGACGCTCTTGACGACGTACTTGCCGTTGGCCAGGATCTCGTCCTCGTGGGTGATCGGGGAGATCGCGCGCATGTCGACGCCGTCCATCTCTCCCTTCGGGAAGATGAACATGACGGACTCGGTGGTCGCGTCCGGCAGGTAGACGTCGGCGTAGCCCTCGGCCGCCTCGGACGAGGCGCTGGTCGGGCGGACGTCCATGTTGACGACCTGTCCGACGGTGGTGAACTCCTTGAGCGCGTTCGAGTCGGACCCCACGCTCAGGCCGCGGTAGGTCGGCTCGCTGGTCGGCTCGGACATCGCGGCCACCAGGCGGTACATCGCGCCGGCGGTGGAGTCGGGGCTGTTCGGGTCCTCCTCGCCGCGGGCCACGCGGGCCTTGCTGCGGACCATGTCGGCCCACTTGCCGTAGGTCTTGACCGTCTCGTCCCCGTTCTTGGACAGGTCGCCCTTGTGGAAACCGGCGGCGGTGTGCATCTTCTCGACGACCAGCTCGGTGCCGCCGTCGCTGACCATCAGCAGGCCGACGAGGCCGCGGAAGGCCTCGCGCTCCTGCGGGTCCTGGCTCTCGGAGAAGTGGAAGAACTTGCTCAGGGCGCGGGCGGTGCCAAACTTGTCCTGCGCCTTCAGGAAGTCGGCGACCTCCTGGATCTTTGGGTTGGTGACGCCGTCGGCCTTGTACTGGGCGATCAGGTCGGCGGCGATGCCGGCGGCCTGCTGGTTGCCCAGCTTGCCGTTCAGGCGCGGGATGTCCGCGAAGTCCTCGGTCACGATCGGCACGCCGTTGACCTCGCCGGCGGTCGTGCTGATGCCGTTGTCCTCGCGGAACTTGTCCAGCGCGGCGACGTTCTTGCTGCCGCCCACCATCATGTCGTAGGTGTTGGCGACGACCTGGTCGGCGTCGACGCCGGCCTTCTTGGCCGCGTCGTAGACGGCCTCCAGCGGGACGTCCTCGAGGCCGCCCTCGAACGGCATCTTCACGGAGTCGAACCCCGCTCCCTGCGAGAGTCCGTTGGCGAGGTAGTTCTTCAGCTGCTCCGGGGTGAACTTGGTGGCGAGCTGCTCCGGGTCGTCGGTGAAGTCCGGGGCGGCCTCGGTGGTGCGGCCCTTCGGCTCGTACGGCTGGCCGTTGTCCAGCTTGTGCAGCATCCCGTCGTAGGTGTTCCACTGGGTGAAGGCGGGCGCCTCGACGGCGGTCTTCTCCGGGGCGAGCGTGGCGACCGGCTTCTCGGCCTTCTGCGGCTCGACCTCCGGCAGGTTGTCAAACAGGTCGTTGAGCGCGTAGCTGGCGTCGATCATGCGCTTCTTGTCCTTGTTGCTCACGCCCTCGAAGTACTCGGCGTCGGCGATCTGGCTGCTGATGGAGAGCAGCTCGTCGTGGGCCTTCTTGTCCCCGCGCAGGGCGCGGGTCAGCAGGTCGGTGGCCGGGGTGTCGCTCTGGGCCCAGGCCGGGTTCCAGTTGGACCCGTTCAGGTCGAAGTAGAGCCTCACGGCCTTGTCCAGCGCCTTCAGGTTCACGCCCTGCTCGGCGGCGAACTCGTCCGCAGTCTGGGCGGTCGACGGGGCCGGCTTGGCCGGCTCCTCCCCCATGAAGGCGGCCTGGACCTGGTCCTTCGGGTAGGACTGGCGGGTGTAGGTGCCGTTCTCGTGGTCCTCGCGAACGTGCAGCAGCGTGCCGTCCTCGAGCTCGCTGACGGTCAGCGTGGCGGTGTTGAAGCTGCGGTCGTCGTACTCCTCGAAGGTCCACTTGCGGACGGCGCCGTTGGCCCTGTCCTGCGGGGTCAGCTCGGCTGGCTGGTAGCCGGCGACGTCGGCCATCTGCTGGACGGCGTCGGCCTCTGGGGCCTTCGGCTTCTCCGGCTCGGCCGGCTTCTCGGCCGGCTTGTTCGGGCGGACTGCCTGCACCTCGGTGGTCGGCCACCACGACTTCTTGGTCCTCTTGCCGTTCTCGTCCTCGAAGACGATGTCGACCTGCTTCTTCTTGCCGGACTTGGTCTGCTTCAGGGCGGTCGGGCTGACGGTCTTGGTGTACGGCTGGCTGACCGACACGACGGTCTGGTCCTTGCCGTCGACGTCGAGGCGGTCTCCCGGCTGGAGCTTGCCCGCCTGGATCATCTGGGCCTCTGGCTCGGCGGCCGGCGCCTCTGGGGCGGCCGGGGCCTCCGGCGCCGCTGGGGTCTCCGCGGCCGGGGCGGCGACTGGCTCGCCGAGGCGGGCCTTGACGGACTTCTCGTAGTCGGCGGAGTCCTTCTCCGCCAGGTTCTGGACGTCGTACCAGGTCTCGCCGGTGCCGACCTTGGTCAGCTTGCCGTCCTCGTTGCGGGACAGGGTGTACTGGGTCTTGCCGCCCGGCAGCTGGCGGCGGGTGACCTGGTAGCCGTCGTCGGAGTTCCAGGTGACGTTCTTGGTGCCCTTGGCCTTGGTCCAGCCGGTCGGGGCGTCCTTCTTGGTGGCCAGCAGCTGCTGGAGGTCGATGGCCTTGGACGCCTCGGCGGCGGTCGGGACCTTGTCCAGCGGGTTGCCGTCGGCGTTGACGGTCAGGATGTCCTTGCCCGGCGCGATGGCGCGGAGGGCCTCGGCCTTGCCGGCGTCGACGGTGACGATGCCGGTGCCCAGGACCGGGTGGTCGTGGACCTCTAGCTCGAAGGTGTTGTTGTCGGACAGCTCGCCGACGACGCGGCCGAAGATGTTCGAGTAGGTGCCGGTCTTCGGGTCGAAGCCGTGGAACTTGAAGAGCCCGCCCATGAAGGCGAACTTGCCGTAGCGGTCGCGCAGCTGCGCGTGGGCGCGGGCGGACTTCGCGGCGGAGGAGTTGCCGAGCCAGGACAGCGAGGCGACCAGCGGGTTGCCGTCGATGCGCAGCTCGACCGGGACACTGTCGGTGGCGGCCAGGCGGGCGAAGCCGTAGGCGCGCTCGACGGAGCTCGGGGCGGCGGCGTAGGCGCCGGCGACGAGCGGGCGGACGTCGTCGTCCAGGCGCGGGTCGGCGGCGACCCAGAGGGCGCGGGCGTGGCGGGCGGCGGACGCGGTCATGGCGCGCGGCGCGGTGGAGAGCGGGTGCCCGACCGGGAGCAGGTCGGCGTTCGGGGAGTCGGCCCCGTCGCGCGGCCCGTCGGCGGCGAGGGTCAGCAGCTGGTCTACCGCGCGCAGGGCGAGGTAGGCGCGCTGGTCGTCTGGGCGGCCGGTCGAGGCGACCAGGCTCCGCTCCGCGGCGACCAGTCCGGAGTGCAGCGACACGCGGCGCGGCGGCAGGGCCGCGGAGTTGTGCGCGGCCACCCGCGCGGCGACGGCGTCGCGGACGGTGCGGACCGGGCGGCTGACCGAGAGGTGCTCGCCGTTGTGCGGCGCGGCCTCCTTGGTCTCGGCGGCGATCAGCGGGTTTATGAAGCGGTCCATCATGCGGGCGGTCCTTCGGTCGAGTCTGGGTCGGGAGGGGCTACTTGCGGCGCGGCAGCAGGTCGGCGTCGCGGCTCTGGTACTTCTTGGCGGCCAGCTCGGTCACGCGGGCGACCGGGTTCTCGCCGGCCTTGACGGCGCGGCGGTACGAGGCGCGCAGCACGGCGGTGTTCACCTGGTGGGCCGAGGCGAGGATGGAGAGGAACATCTCCGGGTTCTCGAGGCCGAGGTCGTCGCCCTGGTAGCCGGTCGGCTCGGCGGTGACGTCGATCACGATCGGGGCCTGGTCCAGCATGCCCGGCTGGCCGGTCATCTGGGTGGCGTCCGCGCCGGTGATGGTGCCCAGCTGCCAGCGCCACTTCTGGTGCGAGTCGATGCGCTCGGCCAGGAAGTTCGCGACGCCCTGCTCGTCGCACTCGTCGGCGCGGTCGAAGGCGGTGACCAGGTTCTGGAGGACGACGTTGTTCGCGGCGTACAGCGCGGCGGCGAGCTCGACCGGGTCGTTGGCGGACACGGAGCGCGGCTCGATGTCGGACAGCGCCGCGTAGTCGGTCAGCAGGTACGGGGCGTCGTAGCCCAGCTTGCGGACGTTCTCGGCCAGCGGGTCGATGGCCTCGTCGGCGTCGGTGTAGATCTCCTCGAACTTCGAGTGGAACTCGGAGAAGTGCTTGCCGCGGACGTTCCAGTGGTAGCCGTGGGCCAGGAACTTGAACACGACGGTGTCTCCGAGGCTCTTGGTCAGGCAGGTTGCTAGGGTGGCGTTATCCATTTGTTCTTATTCCTCTGGGGTGTTGGGGGTCGGTGGGGCGGTCTGCGCCGGGGTCTCCGGGGCGGTCGGGGCGGCCGGGGCGGCGGCCTCCGGGGCGGGGGTGGCCTCGGTCGGGGCGGCCGGGGCGCCTCCCTGGTTGAGGCCGGTGGCCTGGGCCAGCAGCTGGTCGACCTCCGGCGGGACGGCGTTGCCGCTCTGCTGCATGGACGCCTGGCGGGCGGCCTTCATGATGTCCGGGGCGACGACGGTGAGCAGCGACTCGGACAGCTCCGGGGTCAGGGCGCCCTTCTCGACGAGCAGGCGGAGGCCCAGCTCGGTCGGGGACGGCGCGTCCTGCTCGGAGAAGCCGTGGGCGCGGCGCCAGGTGTCGAGGCTGACGGCCATGCGGTCGAAGCCGGCGTCGGCGTCCATCGCGCGGTCGTTGCGGGTGGCGATGAGGCTCGGGTCAAACCAGACGACCACGCGGTCGACCTCGTCCTTGGCGAAGCCGTTGGCCAGCAGGTACGGGCGCAGGTAGACGACGGTGAAAGCGTCGACCAGCATCAGCATCAGCGGCTCGATGTGGGCCTTGTACAGGGACTCGTCGATCTGGAGGGCGTTCGCATACTTGACGTTGGCGAGGCCGGTGATCATGTCCTTCGGGACGTCGAGGCCCTGCATGATGCGCTCCAGCACGCGGTCGGAGCGGGCGGCGAGGGCCGGGTCGAACGAGCGCTCAAACTTGAACTGCTTGATCTTGTCGCCGAGCTCGGCCGGGCCGCGGATGATCAGCGGGACGACGGCGCTGGCCGAGTCCTCGTCGCGGATCGGGGTGGTCATGGCGTCGATGAGCTGGTCCTCGAACTCGTCCTCCATCTCCTCCGGGGTCGGGCCGTCGTAGATGCCGTCGGCGTCGTCCAGCGGGTAGGCCGGGTCGCCGCCCGAGGCGACGGAGAGGCCGTCCGGCAGGTACAGGGCGCCGGCGTTCAGGCGGGAGCGGGCGGTGGAGCGGAAGGTGCGGTTCAGGAGCAGCAGCTCGGCGCAGAGGTCGAGCTGGCCGCGGAGCGAGCTGTCGGCCTCCTCGGAGAAGCGCGGGTGGGCGCGCCAGATGCGGCCGACGAAGGCGTTCTTCGGGAGGGGGATGGCGCCGGTGTTCTTGGAGCCGCTCGCGCCGGTGCTCTGGGTGTACTCGCGGCGGGCCGCGACGGCGAGGTTGCCCTTCTGGTCCATGACGAGCTCGTCGACGGAGCGGATGTCCCAGGTCTCGGGCAGGCCGTGCCCCGGGCGCTCGGGGACCTGGACGAGGTAGCACTCGCCAGCGACCTGGATGTTCAGGGCGGCGTCGCGGAGCAGGCCGGCCTGGCCGCCGTAGGCGGAGTCCAGGCGCTCGAGGGCGCGCTCGGCGGCCTCGCCGAGGCGCCGGTCCTTGTCGGTCGCGAGGCGGATGGGGATTGGGGCCTCGGACGGGTCGTTGTTCAGGGCGGCGTAGAGGCGGATGCGGGAGACGACGGAGGCGACGAGGTTGAAGGCGTACTTGACCTCGCCGATGGCGTCGTAGTACTCCCAGGCCTCCTGCTGCCACAGGCTGGACGCCGCGCTGCGGCGGGCCTTGAACTGGTCGGCCTCGGTCTTGTCGCCCATCTTGACCTGGACCGCGGCGGCGGTCAGGGCGCGCGGGGCGGCGAAGCTGGCCGGCTCGGCGGCGGCGAGGTTGGGGTTGCGGAACACGGAGTTCGCGGGGAGCTGGGACGGGAGGCGGCCGCCGCGCGGGGCGCTGGCGGTGAGGCGGGAGCGGGCGGGGGTCGGCTGCTGGGCGGCCTGACCGTCGCGTCTGAAAATGCCCAAGTGTGAGTTCTCCTCGTCGTTGTCTAACGGAGCGGTCTGGGGGTGGTGCTACAGCCGCGCGGCCAGGGTGCCGGCCACCGCGGACAGCGCGAGCGGGAGGCTCGCGACGAGAGTGGCCGATGGGAAAATTGTATACGAGATCGCGAGGAGTGATCCGACCCAGACGCTGGCGCACCAGTCGCAGGTGGAGAGGTAGCCGAGCATCGTGGTCTCCGGCGGGAAGCGGCGCCAGAACCGCTCGCGCAGCCCGTTGAAGATGACGTCGGTCGTGACGAGCCGCGTGGCGCGGAAGCAGGCGAGCGAGAGGACGGCGAGGTCGACGAGGCTCACGCGGTCGGGTCCTGGCTCGAGGAGACGGCGGCGAGCGCGCCGAGCGGGTTCCAGCTGCGCAGGCGGGAGCCGCAGCCGCAGGCGGTGTCCTTGGTGAAGGTCACGGTGCGGCCGGTGCTGGTGACGACGGTCGACGTGCCGGTGGCGGACGCGGCGCGGTCGAACGAGGCGTAGCCCTCGCGAAACACGACCAGGGGGCCGGTCGGCGAGTCGACCACGGCGACCAGGACCTCGTCGGTCAGGAGCACCCGGCAGGCGTCCACGCGCCCGCTGGAGCCGTCGGGCGAGGTGACGGTAAGCGTGGCGGGGAAGAGGTCGTAGAGGAGTCTGGTGGCCACTAGGTGGTCCTTCCGAGTCGGCGGGCCATGGCCCGGTAGGTGACGCCGGCCGCGGCGGCCAGCTCGGTGACGGAGACGTGCTCGTAGTGCAGCTCGCGGCAGAGGTCGGTCAGCTCGCGGTTCGCGACCGCGAAGGCGGAGTCCGAGGCGGTCCGGCTGCGGTAGCGGCGGGCGACGGGGGCGAGCTCGGCGATCCGGGCGCGCGAGGCGGCGTCGATGCCGGGGCTGGTCGGCCGGCGGGAGGCGTAGCCGCCCTCCGGGGTGCGGAGGCGCGGTCGCGGCAGCGGCGCGGGGTGCGGGGCGGGGGCGTGCGGGCGGGCGACCCACGCGCGGATGGTGGTGCGCGGGCGGGCGGGCTCGAGGGCGTCGCCGATGGACCGGAGCGTCCAGCCGGCGTGGTAGAGCTGGGCGGCGCGGGTCCAGAGCTGCGCGCCGGACAGGGTGCGCAGGAGCTCGGCCTCCCCGCGGGGGAGGGGCTGGCTGCGGGCTGCGCGTCGGGTCATAACGTATAGATTGTACCGGAGAACCGGGCGGCCGACCGGTTGTGTACTGAGCCAGAGAAATAGGACATTTAGTCAAACTGGCCTTGGCCCGTGAGTGGGCAGTCATTATGTTGCGAGCTCTCCCGATTTATCTCCGGCTCTCTCCAGGCTTCCTCCAGGCTTCCGGCCTCCCGTCGCCCTCCCGGCA